CATAGCTTCGTTACAAATATCTACTACTGACGGCATATCAAACTCCTGAAAGTAAGGAGCAGATTAACTGCTCCTCACAATGGTTTTAGTTAACAACATACTGGATGATAAAAGACATATCACCTGCTGTGCCACCAGTTGCATTAAATGTAGCTGCAACATAGTAGTAACCACCTGGGTCACTTGAAGCACCAGCATCTTCCCATGCCTGTTGACCGATAGTGTTTATATTAGCAGCTTCGTTTCTTAACTCAGCTAATGCTGCACCATCAGCCACAGCACTAGCATATAGATCTTCATCTACAACTGTTCCGTTAGACTGGTATAGACCCACGTTGAATGTGCATGATCCACCAAGTGAATCTGATCCAATTTGGATTGATGTTATTGATGCGTTACTTGGTATTGGTGCAAGCATAACAATGTCATTGTCTGTGCTATCACCAGCAGCCAACGCTACTGTACCCTGTGCTACACGCAAAACGCCATGTAACTCGTGAGCATCACTTGCAACTTGAGGAGTAGCTTCAAAGTTAGCTACAAGAGTTGTGTTTTTTGTAGTCATTATTCACTCCCTTCCTTAAGCTGATTCATCACAGTCGATTTGTACTACTTTGGATTCTTCCATTCTAGTAGCACCAATGCTCATGCAGTAGTAAACTTGAGTTGCATAACCTTTGTCAGCTCTCTCATCTATTCTTGCAGAAACATCTTTTCCGACACCTAAAGCAATACCATCTTCTGCCCAAGCAAAACATGATCTGATATTAGATGCAATCGATAGTCTGTTTGTTACAATAAACTTGAAGCCTAGGAATGTATCCACATCACCCTGCACAAGAGCCTTAACTGTGTTAAAGTCAGAACTTGTTACTGATGTTGTGTTTAATAGAGCTTCAATCTGATTAGGACCAACAGCAATATATCTTGGTATTGATGGGTCAACGTCAGCTAAATCTAAAATCTTTTTAGCTTCGATTAACTTGGCAATAGACATATCGGCACTTCCATTTGCAATCTGATTAGCACCAGCAAATGATGTTGATGTTGAGCCTGTTTCACCTGTAAAAGATGTTCCAAGTGCAGCAGAGATGATAACGTCATCCATTGCTCTTCCCATTGCAGCAGCAGCTGCCATTGCATAAGAAGATGTAGGATCGATTAACATTCTAACCTTATCTTGGTCATCAATTAAATCGGCATATTCATAGTCAGCTAAACTCACCCTACGTCTTGCGTGAGGTGTGTCCATCTGTGGTGTGTCGGCATGACGAGTTGTACGCAACTGAGCAGTAGCAACGCCTACCTGGTCGAAAAAAGCATTTTTACCAGTAATATTCTCCACACGAACTGCATCTCTTAGACGGCTTCCCATCTGCTGAGATAGCATCTGCACGTTAGCAGAATACTGTTGGACAAATGCTGTAGTTACTGATGTTGACATTTAAGTCTCCTTCGTAAAAGTTACATTTGATTTTATTTGCAGTGTGCTACCCTTTACGGACACTCCTAGTTTTTTGAGCCGACTTTAGGCTATCGTCTTTCCGATTGTCTTGAGGACTTGTTGCCAAGCTACCCTGCATAACCCATTCGTAATATATATCAGCAAGTTTCTCTGGATGCAACACATCTCTTTGTGTTCCAAACTCGACTGCAAGCCGTAAACATTCCAAACGGATATCTTGTTGTGGTGTTATTTCATCAGCCATGAATATAACCCATCAATTCTTGCATACGTTCAACAGCACGTTGCCTTCCTATAGGATCCTTCCTGTTCCAGTAGGCGTGTGACTTATCGTTCATCATAGCGTCAACTTCTTGTTGTGCCATTTGTGGTGTGTATTGTCTATTAACAGCATTTTCAGATACAGTATCTTCGCTTGTAACAGTTGACTTGAACTCACCCATAGCAGCAAATGCTTTGATAAAAGCTGGATGATTACCAATCATTGTACCATCTTCTAGCTTCATCTGTAGCAAATCACTACTACCAAACTGCTCAACAACTTCTTTTGCAGCCGTTACCTTTTGCTCAAAAGCCTGACCCCATTCTCTTTGAAGTTCTGCTGCTGTAGCTTCAGCCTGTTCTTCTGCTTCTTGCTGCATAGCTTCTGAGCTTTGTGCAACTGTGCTTTTGTAATAATCTAATACACCTTGTGCTTGTTGTGGTGTAAGTCTTAGATTATGTGCAATGTCTGCATATTGCTGTGCAACTTCTTCAGTAATAACATTACCATCAACAGGCAACTCATAACCTTCCGGTGTCTCTGGTCTGCCTAACCTACTGTAAATGTTATCTAAATCTTCGTCTGTTGGATTCTTTGGCAACGGAACTTTATCACTGCCAATTAATCTCTGTGCGTTTACATAACTCCTAGCTAAGTTACCAACGTCTTTGATTGGTGATAGACTAGGATGCTCCCTCAATTCTTCTGGTATCATTTCAATGAAACTGTTACCAGACCCACCTTGTGCAACCTCAGCTGGTGTCTCAATAGCTGTGGGCTGTACTGGTTCGGCTACCTGTTCAGCAACTTGTTCTGACATATTTACTCCTCTTTCATCATGTTATAAATGTGTAGTATGACTGCCCTTTTACCTTCTTCAAAGGCTGTAGCATTGGCATCTCCAGCTACATAACTTGAAGCACGCCAGTTACAACGTAACTCCAAATCCTCCAAAACTTTCTTACCAGCGTTATCCTCAAATGTATCTTTATACATTAACTTGAGTTGTGCTATCTGGTCATTCATTTGCACCCACCATTCTTACAGCTTGTGCAGCTTGACCAACTGTAGCAACATCTTCTTGCTCCATTTGCCTTTCCATCTGCTCTTGCTCCATCATTGCACGCTGTTCTCTTTCCTCATCAATAGATGATTGTGACTTTAATACTTTCTTTGGCACTCCTAATGCGTCTGTTAAATAGTTAACCAATCCATCAGGATCAATATGATCCCCAACAGGTAGTGACTGTGACAACGGCATCAATATCTCTAAGGCTCTCATCACACCATTAACAGAGCTAGACTTCTGTGCCCTAGCAAGTGGAGAAACATATTCAATATCAATATCCATGCCCTGCAACACCTCTGGTGGTACTGCAAGCATATCAGCACGAAGCATCAAAGCAAACGCCCTGTCAATCAAAGGTCTTAGCATTTCGTTCATTAACCTACCAAGAACAGGACCAATAACTCTCATTCGTTCTTCCTGTCTTTGTATTACTTCAGTAGCTGTCATGTTTGGTTGATTGCCACTTAAAAGTTGGTCAACGAAGAACGCAGTACGAATTGCTGCCCTTCGTTGTTCTTCCATGTTCAGTCCAATAGGTATATTAGCACCAGTTTGTAATGGTGTAATCGTATCCCTGGAACCTGATCTGTAAAAGTTGAGACCCCCAGGCTGGGTTCGTATAGGGAGTAAAAACCCATCATCAGGCACTAGTAGTGGAGGATCTATCATTTTTTGTGCCGCTTGTATGATTGTTTTAGACATAAGATTAATCATCTTAACATCTGGCAATGCAACCATTGCTGGAGATCTCCCCATCACTTCCCCTGTTGCCTTTAGGAAGCGTGGAACAACGTATGGCAGTTCTTGGAAACCACTCTCTGCCAGTATCATCTTAGTCTCCATGCAAATATACATGGATGCAAACGGCATATTTTTATTATCTGCTTTCGTTGGATCCCTATCTTTCCTAGGCATCACAACATGAAGTATATCTACATTCTCATCAGGCTTCTTCTCAAATGTCCTGGCAATAAAAGCACCGACATTATCAATACCAAACCTTTGTACAGCTTGTCTTGCAGGTATCTCATACTTTCTAAATACAGTATCAACAATACCATACTGATCTTCTGTTACATAAAACTCTGATATATGCCTTGTGCTAAAGCGTAATGTCTTATCATCCATCTCCACAAACATACAGCCAGTGCCAAAAACAACTAGGTCAACATACATCTCGTGGACTTCAGTTTCAAAGTTAGACATGGTAAAAGCACGCATCATTCTTTGTGATGAATCCTCTAACCACCTTTGTACTTCCTCGTCTCTGCCTAGCTCTTCATCTTTCATTGTCAAGTGAAACCAAGGTGTAGCACCTGATGTTAGCATCCCATGCAAACTAGATGACAACAGATCAACAGCCTGTAAAGCTGTGCCATCAAAGATAAGTTCCATTCTCTTTTCGCCACGACTTCTTTTCTTAACTATGTCAGCCTTTCTTGGCAGCATATAGTCAGCTAACTCCTGGTAATGGTTGTTCCAGTTATCTCGCTGACCTTCAACGTGTTGAAATCTAGCAACTATATCTTTGACATTCATCATAGCTTTATCCTAATAAAGTTGGTGTACCACCTGTGCCACTCATGCTGGTAGATGTTTCCCCTAGCTGTCCAGCAACTATTGTACTACCACGACCTCTACGCTTTCTTCTCTCTTGTGCTTCAGCTTCCCCAGCTAATGCAGCAGCCTTTTCATAGTCTGCTTTAGCAGGTTCTTCTGGAACTGGTGGTGGTGGTGGAACATATACTTTTGGTTTAAGAAATGACATTGCTATCTCCTATGTTACGGCTCTTCCTGATTTCTTTCTTTGTATTACGCCATAGCCTTCCATAATTGTACCAGCTTGACCTGACCTCTTTCCTCTAGTCGCATACCTGGTCATAATAGGTGGCTTCTCATCTTCAACAACTTCAGGTGTAACTTCAGGCGTAACAACTGGAGCAACTGGTGCTCGGTAATCTTCTTTGTCTGTACCTGTTACAGTCTCCTTGACTTCTTTTACAAGTTTCTTAACTGGTCTTTCAAAAGGCTCAACTATATCTGCACCAATCTTTTCAACTACATTAATAGCTTTTTTAACAGGTCTTTCTAATGGCTCGATTAATTTTTTCTCTATATCTTTTGGTAAGTCTTTGACTTCTTTGACAACCTTTTTAACTGGTTTCTCCAAAGGTTCTACAATATCAGCACCAACTTCTATTATAGTCTTTGGCACTTTAGCTATTTCTTTAACGACTGGCTTAACAACTTTCTTTACAACTATCTCTGGAGCTTTAACAACTTCCTTAACAGTTTTCTTGACTGGTTTTTCTAGTGGCTCAACAATCGCTTTTTCTATTGGTTTTGCAACCTTCTTAACGACTTTCTCTACAGGTTTTGTAATCTTCTTTACAGTTTTTACAATTTTCTTTGGAGCACCACCCATGTTACTTTCCTTTCAACATATGCCAACCTAACTTTCTAGTTTCAGGTCTAAACCAAAAGGCTTTCTTATAGCCACTTCTCATAAACATCCTTTTTAATTCAAGGAATCCTTTTCTTGTATAACCTTTTTTTGCAATAAAGTCTACTAACCAAACATCATTGCCGCCTCCCTTGTATCCATCAGTAGGGAAGTATGTGGTTCCAACATAGTCATAAACCTGCTCATCATTAGGAAAACCCCAAGTAGCAAACATTAATGGCTCATAAAATTCGTTTCTCATAATCTTATACTGTCTTATCCCTAAAGGTTTTTCAATATATTCTTGTATCATGCTATCATCCCAGTCTCTATGATGCTCACTATACCTCACCATCTCTAGTGCATCTTCATAGTCCTGCCCATACCTCATAGCGTAAAAGGATTGTACTCATTAACAGCCACCGATTGTGGTGCTCTTGTCATCACAGTACGATTCTCCAACCCAACAGATAAGTATCTAAACGCATCAGCAGCGTGACTTGTAAAGTCATGTCTAGGCTGATCTCGGAATAACTTTTTCTTTTCATCCCATTCCTGCCTATACTGTCTTAACATTTCCAACCCTTCAGCACATTTGTCTCTATCAAAGTAACATTTAGGTATCATCATTCTAGCAGCGTTGATTCCGTCAGCTATTTTCATTCGAGGTATCACCTTAAATCGTATCCCCAAGCTAAAAGCCGTCTCTAATCTCGATTTCCCACTACCCAGTTCTCGAACTTCAATATCATGTGGAGCAAGATGATCTCCCCAGTGATAATCTTTCTTTCGCAATACTTCAGCGTAATGGTCCAAGCCAACGCCACTATTCTCATAATAGTCAATAACATTAACAGCACCCCCTCTATAGATCTGTGCAAACCAAATAGCCGTTGAATCATTAATCCCTAAGTCCCAAGCTGTGTGAACTGGCAACGCAGGATCGTATGGAACCCTGGTAATCTTGCCATTGTCATCAGCATCAGCTAACAGTTTCCCATAATACGCACCAATAATAGCAGCTGTAAACGAACACTCATACTCTTGCTCATACTGCTCAGGTGTCATTTGCAACTTAGCAGCTTCTAGCTCGACATCTTTTACAAGTTTTGTTTCACTAGCCTTCGCAATCTTCCAGTACCACTGGTCAGAACCCTCTTCACTCTGCTCTTTAGCCGATTGAAGTATATCAAAAAAATGATTATGCCCAGCAGGTGTTCCCAAAAAGATGGCACTACCCTCTCTATCGGATAGGGCTGGTCTAACAACCTCCCCCCATACCCTAGGATTCTGCATGCCATACTCATCAAAGACACACAAGTCTAAGTATATACCTCTCAAAGCATCAGGATTCTCACCTGATAATAACATAATCCGACCATTGTTAGGAAAGTCAGCTCTTAACTCAGTCTCGTTAAAAGTAACACCAGGTATCACTCCAGCATAATACTTCACATAATCCCAGCTTATCCTCTTAGCTTGCGTAAAAGTAGGAGCAACTAACGCAACTCTTGGTCTTGGTAACTCACAAGTAAGCACATGTTTAATCATATGATTGACAGCAAATACAGTTTTACCAAAGCGTCTGTGCATCACCAGCACATTCCACCTTTTCAAGTTCTTGTGCATCTCAGCCTGTAAGTCTCTAGGCTTGTATGGTATCTTAACTTGCATCCTCTGAACCAGTCTCCCAAACTATCTTCAATGAACCATCACTGATCTCAACGCCAGTTCTGTTCTTAGCTTCGCCAAATCTCTCTGGTAATATCTTTTGCACCTTCCAACGTACATGATGTCCATAGTCTCTCAATAGATTAGGATCGTAACTCTTACGACCATGTAACGCATCTCCGTACATATCCTCTAACTCTTCTAGTGCTTTCTCAGCAGCCTGTCTTTGTGCAGTCTTAACATTGTTGTCTAGGTCAGCATCCTTGCTCATATGGCGATATAACGTAGCACGGCTAACCTTTGCATCTTGACAAGCCTTTACTAGGCTGTGTCCGTCTGTAATGGATGCTATGATGTGCTCTTGTTTTGCTTTGCTTATCATGTGTGTGTGAATGTACCTATTAATTGATATATATGGTGGCACGCCTGACTGGGTGACATACCTTAATTATTATACCCCCCATGCCTTGCCAAACTGCATACATTTTTATTATTGCTTTTCTTGTTTTGAATTTCATGTTTCATTCTTTGCCGTGTAGAACTGTATCATTCAATGTTTATTCTGCGTGTATCTCTCCCTGATATGCTAACAAATAAACTATTATTATCAGCTTATCAATAATAATTTTTACCTGGCTGTCGCTGCTATAAAAAATAATTTACATTTAGTACTTGACTAATAGAACATAGTTCCTATATATAATAAGACAAGACAACAACAAACTTAGCAAAGGAAATACAATGCAAGGATTAAGAACAAGTAAAAGATATCACATAACTAGAGAAGTTATAACAGTACCAAACACAAACAAAACAATAAGAAATAAACTTGATTATGTTTGTTACTACAATGAAGAAGGTTTATTAACTTCTATATCAAAACATTTAACTAGGAGTAATAGACTATCTATTAAAAATCTTAGACCTAACCAACATGGCTTTAAATCAGCTTTAAAGGCATGTTTTAACTCTAACCCTTGCACTAAGTGCATTGGATAATAATTAACAACTAGCAAAAGGAAACAAAACAATGGCAATAACAGACACAATTACATTATCAACTTTTAGAGATTACTTTGGTAGATCAAGCCAATATAACAACGTATTTTCCTACAAAGGTTTAGAATGCCTTTATAATTATTTATGGGATCTTTCTGAAGATATAGGAGATATTGAAATGGATTATATTGGTTTCTGTTGTGAGTATTCAGAATATAGCAACATCAAAGAGTTTCAAGATGATTATGGCTCACACTACAAAACTATTGATGACATAGAAGAGCGAACAACAGTTATAAGAATAGATGAAGAAAGCTTTATAATACAACAATTCTAAATCTTGTATCACTTATAGACTAGGAACTTTCCTAGTCTATGGGAGCTACAAGCTCACAACCTAGCAAATAAGAAAGGAACTAAACATGAAACAATCAACAGTTAAATTTGCATGGAATGATAATTATAATATGAACTGTGACATTGATGAGCTTAAGAAATTAGGCTTTATTAATTCATCATATCATAATGATCTAGCACCATCTTACACAAACAAAAAAGGCAACATACAAGTTTTCTTTTTTGACCTTGAAGATGAAAGCATAAAACAAGAAGACATAAAGCATAAATACTCAATAATGAAGTTAGATGATAACGGAGAGTATTTAGATGACGTTGGAATTGCTAACTCATTCAATGAAATGGTTAGCTTAGTTAAGTCAGCAGAATAAGGAGAATAAACAATGAATGATAAAAAACTATTATGGCTACTGTTTAAGGATATGACAGACAAAGACATAACCAAATATAACAAAGACCATAAGCTTTATGGTAGCAACAAACTAACAAGACAACAGATTAATAATTGGAGTTCTGAAGATGACTAAAAAACAAATAACAGAATATCTAATATTGCTTGCACTAGGTTTAATAATAACTATAGGTTTTGTCAATCCAATATCAAAAACTTATACATGGTGGAACTTAATCCACATAACAAAAGATTTATACAAATAGGAGAATATCAAATGGAAATGGTAAATAATCAATATGAAATAGGTATAGAAATAGACAAATATATTTTTAATAGATTTGTTAAAAACAAAGTAAGAGAAGAATTTAAAAGCTTTGAAAAATACAAGTCTAGTTTTCCTTTAACTAAATGTTATTTCATTTTAAGGAACGAGGAAGAAGACACAGAAAGACACAATAAAATATATATGTGGAGTGTAAGATAAGAATAGAGCCATACGGCTCTTAAAACGCCAATAATGGCACAACTAGCAAAGAGAAAGGCTATAACATGACTAGCAAAGAATATAAAAAAGTAATTGGTTTCATATTGAATGACCTTGATACAAGAGATCAGCTTAAATTAATGACACTTATAAAAGAGAAATTAGAACTACACGAACTAGCAAAGGAGAAACAATAATGACTAAGAAAAAAACAGAGTCTCAATCAAAAGAAATCAAAAGAAAAAAAGGCATTGAAAATCTTACTGATGAACAGATGAAAGCAATTAAAGAAACTGAGAAACATCTTAGTTCAGCCCTACAGATGCTCTTTGAGTGCCAAGACTTATATCTATCAGACATAAGAAACTTAGAACAGAGTATGTGGGATTTGAGACGTACCTTTGATTTAGATCAAAGAGATTGGTAATAAAAAAAGGGCGTTGCAAAACATGAAATTGCAACGCCACAACCTAGCAAAGGTAAGGAGAAATTATCATGCAATTAACAAAAGAGCAATTTAAATCTATCAGAACAGAACTCCAATACACTCAAAAAGAGTTCGCAGAAATGTTAGGAATAACAATTAGAATGATAACGTACTGCGAGTCTGGACAGAGACCAGTTGGAAAGACTGTTTCAATACTAGCAAAACGTATTTATCAAGACGAGAAATAGGAGAGAGACATGAATACTTATGAAATAATAGTTAAAGCTACAATCTTAGAAAAGCATATTGTACAAGCAAAATCTAAAAAAGAGGCAGAGGAACTATGGGCAGAGGGCAGTGCAGATTATCAAGAGGACATAGAACAATTTGGTAGTGTTTGTGAGGAGGTTAGATTAATTTAAAAAACGCAAATCTATGTAAGTATATCTATGCAGTACAGTACTGCATAGATATACTGTATTGCATTTCTATAAGTACTAAGATATTTTTTTTATTTTTATTAAAGCATACATTCGTTAAGACTATGAAAACAAAACAATGTTTTGATCGTTGCCGTAGGGCTTTGCTATGTCAGCATAGCTGATTATACGAGGGAGCAAAAAGCTGTCAAGAAAATAATTTATCTTGGATATGTTTACTTACATAACCATGCACAAAACGAGTAACGTCTCTCATTCTTTGTTCAGCAGGTTCAAGCTCATTATAGTAAGCCCAGTAACCATCAAGAGTAACTTCAGCCATATGATCATTGCTATTGCCAAGTACCTTAAGAGAAAGAACTAACTCTTTAAATCTTTCTTTTGTCTTGCACTTCTTCGCATACTTTCTAATTAAATTAATATTATTTCTTGGCATCAGCACACTCATAACCAACTAGGGCATAACCTAGAATATCTTGCCATGAGTCATCATGGTCAGGTGTCTCTATCAATCTAGCAATCTTAACAGCTACCATACAAAGAGCCACTTGCTCAGTTGTTACATACTTATCTAGTATCACAGACCACATTTTAGCAATGCGAGTATGATTATCTACGATAGAGCCGTAGCTTTCTCCACGTTCTTGTATAACTTCAGCAGTCTTTTGTAATAATTCAAACTTATCCATCTCTTTCCCTCACTATGTAAAACCATGTTTCTATATCTACTTCACAAACCAAATCATGCCCAGCATTAAAGTTCCTCGACAGGACATCAAGAGAAATAACACATTTTATAGGACAGTTATTGTATTTGTATATCAATACTGGAGTCAGATTTAAACTCGCAGCAGATTCCTTTGCTTGCTCCCACCAAGCACGTTTAAACGTAGTGCCTTTAAGATACGCTTTACATTCAATAGACCAGCCAGGAATAATAATATCAGCCATACCCTTTGATTGATACTGGTCAAGGTTTCTCTTGGCATCTATGTTAAGATTATCTTTGATGAGCTTGCATATCTTTCTCTCAAAAGATGCACCTTTGTTGCGACTATCTGCCATCTATCATTCTCTCTTGCATCTGTTTGAGAAAGTCATTCGCAGTTACTTGACCAAGCGTGGCTAACTCTATCTTGTTCATTGTGTCAGGTGTTGGAAACCTCTCACACTTTATGAGCCTACATATAGCTGATCGAGTCAACCCTGATTTGAGGGCAAACTTATTTTGTGTCAGTTTATTCTTCTTTATGTAGTCGATTAATTTCATACTGTTATAATAATTAAGTGTTGACAACCTGTCAATTATATTTAAATAATATGTTGACAGTAGCGATTGTAAAGAATAATATCGTAACCAATAGCAAAGAAGTGGAGATTAACATGAAGACTGAATATGACAACTTACTAGAATCGTTAGAAGATATTGTAGGGCAAATGCAAATGGAAAAAGTAACATTTGAGCAAGCATTAGATACATTGAAAACTATAACTAAGTACTACGAGAATAGGCAAGGAGAATAACTATGAATGTATTTAGCTGTTTTGATGGTGCAAGTTGTGGGCAGTTAGCCTTAAAAAAACTTGGTATTACTTTTGATGGGCAAGAAAATGTTTACTATGCTTCAGAGATAGACAAGTACGCTATCCAAGTAACACAAGCTAACTTTCCAAATACAATACAATTAGGAGACATAACTGAAGTTGGTTATAGAAGTTTCAATCATCACATTGGTTTGATGATGGGTGGTTCTCCATGTCAAGGATTTAGTTTTGCTGGTAAGCAACTTAATTTTGATGACCCTCGAAGCAAACTATTCTTTGACTTCATAAGAATAAGAGATGAGCTACTGCCTAAATATGTATTGCTAGAGAATGTGAGAATGTCAAAGGAATCACAAGATATTATATCTAAATACATGGGCTGTGAACCTATAAGAATAAACTCATCTCTGTTGTCTGCACAAAGTAGAAACAGATTATATTGGCTTGCAAAATATGATTGGAACTTAGAAAAGTATGTGCCCATTCTTACAATGCAACCACAAGATAAAGGAATCATGCTTAAAGATATACTTGAAGACTTACCTTTTGGAGACATACCAAACTACTTAGCAAATTCCTGGTCAGGAGATCCAAGAGGAAATAAAGTCAAATCAGTAGATGACCCTAAAGCAAACTGCCTTACTGCATCAATGTATAAAGGTCAGATACCTACATACATAAAAAAGTTAATTCCAAAAGAAAATCCTACGACATCTAAAGATGGACTTATTAGAGTTGGTAGTGCTGATTTGAAAGGACATGACAGTATCAAAAGAGTATACTCAAGAGATGGGAAAGCTCCAACATTAACAACAATGCAAGGTGGTCACAGAGAACCAAAGGTGGCTTTATCTGGTTATGCTTGGCGAAAGCTAACACCACTAGAGTGTGAACGCTTACAAACAATGCCTGACAACTACACTAACCATGTATCCAATACGCAGCGATACAAGATGATAGGCAATGGTTGGACAGTAGATGTTATAGCTCACATACTGAAAGGAATACAACATGGCTGAGATACCTGATTACAGATTAAACTTTGGCATTGAACATGAAAGTGCAAGCAATGGAACTGCACCAAAAGATGAGATGATCCTCAAGCATTACCTCAGAAAAGAACATAAGATGTCTTTTCCTATGGCATCAAGACCTATAGCTGGAATCAAAGTACAAACTGGTGTTGATTGTAGAATGGGATTACATAACTACAGTCCAATTAGAGGTGTCCAAGAAGAGATGGATATCAATGAAGCTATCAGATATGCACTCACAGAATACCAAGGATACAATCCTAGGACATGGGATAACGGCAAAGATGCAGAAGAATACGAAGAGTTCCGTGAGCATTTACCGGAGATGATTAAGCACGCTGTTGACGGACTACAACAATATTTTACCGGTGTTAATCGTATCGAGGGAGAATCAATGAAGCAATTTATTGAACCTAAGATAGATGTACCAGTTGTTTTGTATCAAGATTACTCAGGTGGTGGCAAACAGATAGACCTTAAATGCTCACTACCTATGAGAAACCCACCAAAGAAAGATGGTACTAGGTCTTGGCGTATACCTAAACCTAAGACAGAACCATCAGCACAACAAGTTATGCAACAAGCAGTCTACTGGAAAGCTACTGGAGAAAAACCAGCTTTGTTATTTGTTACAGCATCAGGCTATAACATAGTAGACGAAACGAATTGTGAGCTTATGACAGAAGATAATCTGCAACGAGCTTATGATGATGTAGTACGTTCTTGGTTAGTCACTCAGAACTTACTCAAAGCAAGCAGAGGTTCATGGAAAGCGTTAGCTGGACTAGTTCAACCTGACATGATGCAGATAGCACAAAGACATGGACCAAACATTACCAACCTAGCTAAACAACTATGGGAGTTATAACATGAATATATTAATGAAAACATTACAAGAAAAAGTAGATTCAATGTACTGGGATTACGACAGATTAAGTAGGTCAGGACAAGAAACCCTTGATCAGATAGCTGATCTTGTTGGATTGGAAACACAAGAAGAAGAAGCAGAAAGAAAAGGGAGTAACTAAAATGACAAATCCAATTAAACTTAGAAGAAACCTTGATCCTTTTACTAGCCATCAAAGTGCAGAGAAAGTTGAAGCATCTCGCATGGAAAAGATTGTACTTGGAGTCATTGATTCATTCGGAGAAAACGGCTGTATATCCGACCAGGTACAGTATGCTTTAGCCGAATATCGATACAGCACGATTACAGCACGCTACAAAGCGTTAAAAGAAAAAGGACTAGTTGTTACTGACGGCACAGCTATCAAGGCTGAGAGTGGCAGAAAACAGCTAAAGATGTGGAGTGCAAGGCACTATAACCATGAATCAGTAACTGATGAAGAAAGAATACAGCATATGGCAGAAGAAAGGGCTGGAATATGATAAACGAATTAGTCAGTAAATGGCAAAGAGAGATGACTGATACTGAGCAGTATCATGCACAAGCTATAGATATGTTAGAGGATCGTATAGCTAAACTAGAGGATAAGCACAAGGCTGTGACCAAACAGAACGAAGTGCTTATGGAGTTGTTAAGTAAACTAATAAGAGGAAAGAATGAGTAATTTAGCTAAAACTATGGATACCATTGCAGACTTACACAAGTCTCATGGTGTCAAACAAAAAGGTGGCAAGCTATACACACAAGTGGTGCATAGAATGGAAGCCTTTAGACGTATACATGGCACAGACTTTGGTCTTGATACTGAGATACTAGTCAATGATGGCAAGCGTGTTGTTGTCAAAGCTATTATCACAGACAAAGATAATCGCAAAGTAGGTGCTGGTATGGCAGAAGAGATACGAGGACAAGGCATGGTCAATACAACATCTGCCTTAGAAAACGCTGAGACTTCTGCAATAGGTAGAGCCTTGGCTAGTCTTGGACTAGCTGGTGGAGAGTATGCAAGTGCAAATGAACTTGACGCTGTTGAGAGAAAAACGCAAGCTATGAAAGAGGAGCCGAACAAACTCGTATCCCCAAAACCAGTGGCTCCTCAACCCTTGACCAAGAAAGACGTTAAAAATCTACCACCTAATAATCTAAAACCTCGTGAACTTACAGACGAAGAAAGGAGAGAGCTACATAAGAAAAAACTAGAAGACTTTGAGCATTGGTGTCAACAAAAGAAAACTCAACAACAACTAGACCAGTATTTTCGTGAATCTGAGTCTACATTAAATGAAATGCTCGAACACAATCCTGATTTATATAAAGAGGGAAAAGCAATATTTATAAAATATCTACAAAAAATACAAGGAAAAACAAATGGCTAATCAATATAGAAAAGTAATAAACATAACCCTGTTCGCTAACTCAGAGGGCAAGGCTACACATGGTAACTCAAAGTGGACACCATACAAAGATGGTAGTCCAGCAGATATTCATCTAAGGAAAGATGCTAGGTACAGCGTAAAGTTATTTGGTAATGATGATGGATCACTTGGTCTTGCTATATCAGAGGTAGTGCAAGGACAATACACAGATAGCATATCAGATGGTGTATCACAGCCTGGTATGAGATCACTCGCTCAAGCGATAGACCCACCAAAGCCTAGCCCTATCTCAGCATTAAAAGATGAGCTTGATGATGAAATACCATTCTAAAGCGTACTATTCCACACAGGAAGCTACCGAACTGATGTTTGGAGATACACCAAGCAATAGAAAAAGACTTCTTCGTTTGTTACAGAACGGAGAGGTCAAAGGTAAAAAGTTTGGTAAGCGTTGGTTTGTTTATGCAAGCGAAATAAATGGAGAGGATAATGAAGTACAACAAGGCTGGAACTGACTTTGAGAACTGCTATGTTTGTGGTGCTAAACTAAAAGAAGTTACCCATAAAAGAAATATACAAAGGAGGTGTAAAAGCTGCATCTATCATGGTGTTGGGGAAATGAAACCGGTAGTGGAGGAGTCACAACAGGAAGAAGAAGAGGATTGGAGCGTCTTAGATGATCCAAGAGCCGTAAATGAAAAAGACTACGGCAGAGTTTTCAGAGAGCCAACAAGAGTTTACACTGGTCACTCTAGCTTATCTGAACTTGTTGGAGGTTCATCTAACTATAACCATAAACATGGACCATTAACAGACGGAGTTCGGTACACAAACCGAAAAAAGAAAGAATAACTATTTCTTTTTCTTAGACTTCATTATCTTTTTTTGCAAAGCACTAGGCAATGTCTTTTGCTTTGCAGTTAAACCTTTACCAGCCATCTTTTTCTTAGGTGGTCTTCCTTTTTTAGAACCATAAGTTCCTTTACCCATTGGCATATTAGTCTCCTTTTCTATTTGTATGTATTCGTAATTACTTCTTTTTTGATTTATTACGTTTACTAATTGCAGAAGCCTTTCTTTTAGCATCTGCCTTACTACTCGCACCCCACGCACGAAGAGAGAGTAGCAATCTCGTAGGCTTTCCTTTAGCATCTCTTTCAGGTCCACGCATACCTCCCATTCTAGCTAGAAAACTAGCTCTTCTTGGATTGTCACCTTTCTTTACAGGTGCTTTTAGATTCATGCCTTGACGTTTAGCAGAAGCTCTACCCCTGGCATTGAGTCCACCCTTGGGATTCTTTCCTGCTTTTCTTGTCCATGCTGGTGTCTTAGCCATTTATTAACCCATGCCTGTAGCCGTTTTGTTTATCATATGTCAGCATTTCTTTTCTGCCGTTCTCAACATAGCTGCAATGTATCCAGCCACTGTTACCACCAGTATAACATTCTAAGATTAACTGGTCAAAGTCCAGGTTATCCATGATCCATTCAGCAAGCTCATAATTATCCACACCAGCTACCTCGAAGTCTGCTGCTTGTCCTTTACAATGCTGACTGTTCTCAGAACTTCCTATAGCAATAGACAACTCAGGAGATCTATAACCACTAGATACTATGAACGAACCAAACTTATCTCGAATAGGCTGTAATATATTCTCAGCTAACAACCTTAAATTGTATATCTCATCAGCATTAGGACTGTTTATTATGCCTTTACGCTCTGCTGTTTGACTCTTTGTTAATTCGCTCAGAGAGAAGTTTGGACTCAGCTTTGACATTATTTAACCTTTCTAAATCTTTTCGTTTTTGCTGCAATCTTTTTGGGCTGTTTAGATACCTGTTTACCTGCTCTAGTTGCTTTTCGTTTAGCAGCCGTAGTCTTGGCGTATTCTTTGGAACTAAGAGCCTTAATCGCTTTCTCAGGTAAATAACGTTCACCTGTTGCCTTTCGCCCTTGTGTACTAGGCTTGCCACTCTTGGTTCTCCATTTTTGTTTTGTCCAAGATTTCAGTGATCTTTGTCTTTTTGTGAGTGCCATTACTTATATCCACCACCTTTAGCTTTGTACTGCTTGGCAAGCATCTGTGCTTTCCTTGCTGACCATTGACCAGGCTTTCCACCTTTACCACCAGCCTTAATCCTTTGGAATAACTGCTTTCGCATAGTAGGTTTGGTGTAGTTACCTGACTTGTTTACTGTAGATTTTGACCTCATTTTGTCAACCCCTTTTGCTTTTCGTAAGTTCTAAGTCCACCCAATCCGAGCATGCCCATTAACACAGTCATCAATGATCCCATGTCAAAAGTAGGTAACTCAGGTATAGCAACTCCGATATAAGCACACAAGAATATTGTTATTGGTGCTAGTACAAAGTGCCAACACAATGCAACACCACAAGTCCAACCTATAAATGGTCTCCATCCTGCAACAAAGATAGACTTATGTTGTGCTTCAGCTTTGTTTATCTCCAGCTGACCTTTAGCTAACTCCTGGGCGTGCTTCTCAGCCATAGTCGCTATCTCATGTGCCAACTTATTCTTGGCATCTTTGTCTTCTATAAACTTACCAACTAAATTGGTAACTGGTCCTATCAATGCTGTTAACATTACTTATGCTCCTTATGTTCATGACCCATCCATATACCAAATACACCTGTCATTACACCCATAACCACAGATACAAAGGCTGACTGTGCAGCAGTCGGTGCATCTAAATCCATAAACCATTCAGCACATCTCCATGACATGACTGTACTAGCAAGCATCATACATCTTGGTAATATCTTCCATTTAAGAAACTGTTCAACTGTAACCATTAGTACACCCTTACTTTCTCGGTATCAACAAATGGCACGAGCTTACACATACACTCATACACTTGTGGCTTGTCATCTTTCATATAAGATTGATTGTTTAATTTGTCTCTGTATTGTAAACACACATTGACATTCTCAAAATATATACCACCAGTAGCAATACCATTTAATGTACAAGCAAGTAAAAAGGCTGTCATATCAAACCTTTCTTTTTGGCTATCACTGCTAATACTGTAACAACACCTGATAATAAAGCAGTAACTAGTATAGCCAGTACAACTTTCATTACTGTTTCTTTTATTTGCTCTTTGCGTTTCTCTGCTTTAATACGAGCATCTCTTCTAGCTTTGCGTGCATCAGCACAGTAAGATACATAGTCATTATAAAGACCTGCCCTACCATATAGCTGCATGAACTCTCTGAGTTGTTCGTTCTTAACTCGTATCTCTTCCAAAGCCATAAACTCTTCTAGGTCATTGTCTTCTTTGCCTAGAAAGTTAGTCCAGATACTATTCTTTTTTTTATGTAAATCTTGTTTGAGTTGTTCTTCAGCACTAACAAATTTAGATATTGCTGCACCTGCTGAAGATAGTTCACGACCATTCTGTATGGTCTGTTTGATAATTGCAAAAGCACTATTAGCGACCACTAGCATTTCAAGCATAGCGTCACCTCAATAATAAACCTACCATCATAACTATCATAGTACCTGCTGTGCCAATCATAATATGCTCTATACGTTTGATGCGTAGAATAGTTTCTTTCCATCTTTCAGCACAGACAGCTTCATGTGTATCTATCTGTGCCTTAACTTCAGATGCCTTAACCATTAACAGCCTCTTCTTTATCTTCAGTCTTCAAAGATTGTATCAATGAATTAGTAAAAGCATTTTGTGCTACAGTTAACTGATCTAATTGGAATCTTAGGTTAGCACCTTTAGCCTGTAAGTCTTTGATCTGATTAATCCAATAAGTCTGATCCTGACTCATATCATCAGTTGAGTACTCTTTACCATCAATAGTGATTACATTAGATTGTTCAGCCATTACCAAGTTACTCCACTTGCTGTTGTTGGGTTAGCCATTGCATCTATCTGACTAGCTATTCCTGCTTCTATTGATGCTACTTCGTCTGCACCAAGTGCATCTTTAGCCCATCCAATAGCTTGTGTCTCTGTGATATCTGCGTATGGTGTTGGTGTACCTACAAGTGTTACACCGACTGTGCCATAAGCTGACCCTGTGTTACCATCTGAGTCTTCGTCAGATGCCCTCCAGTGCAAGATAGTCACAATATCTGTGTTGTCTCCCTGCACTAAGTCTCTTTCCATTGTTCCTATTGTCCAAGTTACTGCCATTTTATTCTCCTTTTGGTTAGGCTGTTTCTAATGCTACTATTCTAGCTTCTAGTTCTTGTATGGTCTTTACGAGTAAAGGTACAAGTTTGCTTTGGTCTATTTGTTGATAAACTGGATTACCATTATCATCTACTTCATTGTGTGTGCCAGTAATTGCTTCTGGTACAACTGACTGCACCTCATGTGCTAAGAAGCCATCTACAGTTGTATCTGCATCTGTTATGAAGTTAAAACGAACTGGATTAAGTTGCTTTAGTCTAGTTGTTGCATCCCAATCTGCTGTTACATTTTCTTTTAGTCTGTGGTCTGAGGTAGTGTTAAATGCTACTGAAGATGTTGTATTTTGAGTTATACTTCCAATACCTAATCCATTATATGTAAAAATTGCATAAGATGTGCCATTTGATGTACCATTTATATGATGTAATCTAATTACACCCTCACTTGCACCAAGAGCAACAGCATTAGCATTGGGCTGACCATATGTGGTTGTTCCAACCAATACATTGCCACTGCTATTAACACGCATACGTTCTGTAGTAGTTGTTGCATTTCCATTTGTTCCACCAGTTCTAAAAATAACAGTACCAGCAGACCCAATAGATGCCAATGTTAAATGAACATTACTACCACCTGCTGAAATATAAGCAGTTTCATCACTATCTCCCACTGTTAGTCTTTTGTGTGCTGTACTAGTACCAATACCTACGTTTCCTGAGCTATCAATACGCATGCGTTCTGATGGTGAAGTTCCTGCATGAAATACTAAGTTGTCACCATTAGCACCTA